CTGCTAAGAAACCGATACCTACAGTTTTATCAAACGTGTGTACATAGTTCTGAGCGAGTTGACGAGTGTTGCTATCAGCAAACCCATCGGATGTTGATGCATCCGTTCCATCAATTGTTGAAGAAACACCAGTTAGATCATTACCACTTGCAGCAGCAGTCTCTGAAGTGTCAGCAACTGGATCGTTGTATTTATCCATTTGCCATTGAAACACAACATTCTTCGGAACAGCACCTTTGCGTACTCCATTATAAAACGGCGTATTCTTGCGATCCGCTGTTGCTATAAGATCACTAAGATCTTCCCTTTTACCTGTTTGACTACTTTCTAATAAAATATCAGCCATAATTATTTATCCTCTCAATAGACCAGTTTGGCCCAATACACTTGCTAAGTCGTTTACTGAACCTTCACTTGAATGAAATTGTCGAAGAGCTGCATCTCTATTTCTGTCTTCAGATTTTTCCTGTCTTGGAGGTGCTGAAGGTGCAGAGGGTTGAGGTGGAGCTTTCTGGGTTTTAGGAGCAGACTTTTTATTAGCAGCTTGATCCCTCATATATCGTCCATATAGATAATCACCTATAATGATTTTATAATCGGGAAACTGCTTTATGCCTGGAACACTGCGAATAAATTCTTGAGCAACTTTGTATTCAGCGGAAACTGGCTTACGCCAAAACGGGTAAACATCATTTGCAATAGGGTCATAACTCCTAGCCGCTTCGATGAATTCCTTTTGCTTTGGAATATGCGTCCTTAACGCTTTTCTAGCTGCTCTCCGAATTTTTTTGATGTCATCAACATCATATTCTCGGTCTCCTCTATCACCGCCATCGGGATTGTCCTCACACCACTCCAACCAATCCTCCGCTTCCTCCTCGGCCCGTTCTAATTCTCGGACGGTGGTTTTATTAGAGTATGGATTATCGTTGCTAGGTGCTGGCCCTTCTTTGCTTTCTTTTAAACTAGCAATCTCATCACGCATCTCAACTAGCTCTTGTCGATATTGATCGGCATCGGCTTCAGCTTGCTTGCGTTGACGGGTCAGCTTGTCAATCCGCTTCTGGACGTTACTAGAACCAGAATCTTCTTGTTCATCCTGTGAAAGATCATTTTCTTCCGGTTGCCCTTGCTCATCTGATTCAACCTCGGCGGGGGGTTCCGGCTCAGGGGCCGATTCTTGAGGCTGAACGAATTCCTCTACGGCGGCTGCAAGGCCGTCCTCGTTCAATACATCGCCAACATTGTTGAAGCTTTCCGATAATGCAGTGCTTCCCTCTGCCATTGTAGTCTCTGACTCAGCCATGCTTTTTTTTAGGTCTGCAAGAATTGACCACAGGATTTCTCTAAACCCAGAAAGTCATGGCTTTTATACGAACAAAAAAAGCGACCCTATATATTTTATTTCAACATGGTGACACTTAAATACATGAATGAGCAGGGAAGGGTAAAAAAAAGAGCCTCCTAGTTTTCACCAGGAGACTCCGAGCATCGGTAGGCGACCGTAACTCACTCACTCAAGTGAGTCGTTGGTATTATTAGCCTGACTCTTTAAGTCCATCAAATGATCTTTTATATCGCCAGCTTCAGCCAAAGATCCGGCATGAAAAGATCGTTCACTATCTGCTTGTTGTGCCATCGTCACATAGTTGTTTGCATTCTTTATGTGATTATCTAACACAGATATGATTTTGTCCCAAAGGCGGTTTTCACCATCCCAACGGAACATTGTTAAATCTTCTTTGTCCATTAAGCTGTAGCTTGTGTATCAATTGGCTCCATGCTAGTTGCGAGCATTTGCGTAAACCTAGCAAGCCCTTCCTCTGCTGGTAGAGCCTTGGCAGATACATCAACAGAATAGCGAGCTGAAAAATCTGTCTCGCGAGTTTGTTTAGAGGTCACAGTTCCAGAATGAGAACTTCCTTTTGAACTACCAGCAGTTGCTGAAACTCCTATTCCCCAAAAACTGCCTGAGACAGTTGCAGACGCATGAGATTCACTTTCGGATTTATCAACAGTCTCACTGCCAGTTGTATCTTCAGTATGGCTTTTAATTTCCATGTCGAAATGAATTTTAACGTCATCGACTGCAAGGTTTGGAGTTTTAACCATTGTAATAAGCGGCATCTTTATTGTGCGTTTAGCAAATCCAGTTTGCCCTTTTATTGGAACTTCTGTTTCAACTTCGATACATCGTGTACTTATTTTTCCCGTTTTCTTATCTTTAGTAAACGCCACCTCGTCCAGAAAACTGAGAGTTACGTCACATAATTTTTTCTGTGCTTTAGCGGCACTGATTAACGGATCGCCTATCAGTTCTGATAAAGGCAGCCCCTGCATTGTTGATAGCAATTGCTTATTACTTGGTCCTGGCATTGTTTTATTTATTTAATGATTAGGTATTTGTTTGTTTAGTGTAGTGCCTATCCTTGCCCAACCTTCAGCTTTATCTGTTCCCTTAAACTTAATAGTAATGTTTGCCATTTTGGATTTTTTAAATTTACCAAAAAAACCAACAGTACCTTCATCTCCATGTTTTAAATCAATTTCAAAATCAATTGAAACTTCATCAATGATCAAATTATGGTGAGGTGTTAAAGAGTACAGAGGGATATTGTGTGTCTTATCCCCAACTGTAATAGGAGTTGTTTTAGGTTCACCTGAGTCTGTAAAATATTGTTTACGAACATTCTCTAGGTGTCGCGTTTCTACAGCTTTTTGAGCCTCAGTAACGCTTTCGTAAAGTGAGTTAAAGATATCGCCTACTTTGCTCATTCTATTGTCCCGTCACTGGACTCATACCCATTTTTCCTATTTGTGCGTTTTGTTGTTGTTGTACAGAAAATTGTAAATTCTGCTGATAAGCTTCTAGCATTTTTTGAAGCAACTCATCGCCGCCTTGAATTTGCTGCTGAAGCTTTGGATTGTTTTGTAAAATGTTTTCCAACATAGCCAGCTTATTGCCAGCAGCCGGATCTACATCTTGATTATACTCCGGCTCAACGCCAACCATCATCTTAGTAACATCAGACTTAACTTGTTCCTTCATTTTGATGGTAGCTTGTTGTTGTGGAACGATTAGATCTTCAGCGTATTCTGGAGCTATAGCTCTGGTTTGAAATTCAATAAGTTTAGCTCTATCAATTACCCCAGCCATGTCTTGAGGTATAATGTATTGTGCAATTGCACTTAAACGTTTTTCTACGCCTTCAGGATCTAAAGCTTCTGCTACATCAAACTTAAGAACAACATCGTATTCATTGACAGACATATCCAGTGGCATCTGTGAGCCTGTTACTCTTTGAATTTCTTCTGGGCTCATGTACTGCACAGCTAAACACAAAATTTGCTGATAAGCTTCTTGCCATACGTTTAACCAGGAGTTTGTAGCACGTTGTTGTTTAACCTGAGATATAGCAGGGGGTATTTGTGGATTTGGTAAACCGTAGTATCTGTCAGCCTGAGCTTTAACCTCTTCAATTAATTTAAAAGCTACTGCTGGATCTTTTCTTGGCCCGTCCAAGTGTTGAATATCGTCTGGC